TTGTTAAACTATGTAAATGAAATAAGCGAGCCAATAACATTTGATGGGTTTCTAAAGCATAAGTCATCTATAACATACAGATCCTACTTGTCTTTTGACGTATACGAACCAGAAGACCCATCCTCGGATAAAGAAAAGCTTGACTTCCTTAGAGACCCTAAGTATCCTATGTATGCTTATGCTGCGAAAAAGAACGGATTTAAAATAGATCCAAATAATCCTTGGAGGTTGTACGCTGATATAAGAACTCCGCAAATGCAACTACTGGCGTTCTCTTTAAGTCTTACTGATTTAAAGTTATCCTCTATTCAAGAAGAGTATTATCAAGTAAAGTCTAACTCCAATATGATTCTTTTACCATCGGAAATGGAGCCAACTTACAGCAGCTTTGCTAGAGAAGTGTTTTTCAATGGCCTAGGTAATGTATCTACAAGCAGCGATATATTCAGCAGGTTTTATGACATTTACTTAACTGCAAATCCTAGCCCATATAGCATTGTTCTTGGGATGTTCTACTATTATGCGAAGTCTGAGCTAGGCAAAGACATCAGCCGCTCAGAGTTGGCTTTATATAATAAAGATTCGACCTCCCTGTACAGAGATCTTAAGCTATCCGAGCGAGGATTGGCAAACAATGCCAAGATCCGAGAAAGACTGGATAAATTTTTAAAATTACAAAGCGTAGCAAGTAAAGAGTTGGAAGCATTAGTGCAAACCTCTGAAATCGACAACATTAAAAGACACATGGTCGAAATATTATCAGAGGATACCTCTGGCTTGACGGGCAACTTAGACCCTGCTATAGTGGTCTCACTGAAGTACGGCGTGCAGAACCCGCCGGAAGGTGTTTTAAATGACCTCTACGAGTCAAAACAGCCGCCCGTCAGCGATAGACTACTATAGTTTATGTCGTTCTTATTCGTGTTCAGATCTGCCAGAGCTTCTAAAACAAGCAAGCATTCTTGGCAAATCAGATGATTTCCAAAAAATCTGCCCACCACACCTCGAAGACAGATACTTTAAGGGGCACAAAAGGCTATCAGCGCATTTTAATAGTCTAAAGAACGCTGGAATAAGCGTATCTCGTGAAGAAGAAATTAGCATGATTCCAGCCGCAGTAGTTAACGAGTACTGCGATGTTATTAAAAGCATAGCAGAATATACAATAAAAAGCGTAGAGCCTCCTAAGAATTACAATGAAATGTCGGCAATATATGACTTAGTGCAGGAGGTTGGGCGTAACAAATTGAAGGTTGAATGGCAAAACGTCAATGCCTTCCACCGCCGATATGATAAATTTACAAAGCTTCGAGCGCAGCCGAGATTTATTCTTTACGATATGTGGAGGTCTGTAACGGGAAGGCTCACAACTAAACAGTCTAGTTTCCCAATTTTAAGCCTTGACAAGGTATACAGGCCTTCTATAGTCCCCGAGAATGATTTTTTAATCGAGCTAGACTATAACGCAGCCGAGATTCGCACCCTTCTGTTTTTAATGGGTATAGACCAGCCAGAGAAAGACATTCATGAGTTTTTGATGGAGAATGTGTTTCCGACCGGTACCACAAGGGACGAAGCTAAGCGCCGTGTTTTTTCATGGCTCTATGACGGTAACAAATCGGACCCGGAGCTAGAAAAAATCTTTAATCGGGACGATATTCTAAAAGAGTATTTTGATGGAAAATCGCTCCATACGCCCACTAACAGGCACATTTATTGCGATAAATATCATGCACTAAACTATTTACTACAAGGGACAACGTCAGACATGTTGTTGCTTAGAGCCTCTGAAATCAGTAAGATATTAAGAGGCCATAAATCTAAAATTTATTTTACAATGCACGATTCTTTAGTGCTTGATTTTTCAAATCAAGACGCCCACCTTATATCAAAAATATACAAAGAGTTCAGGAGAACTCCTTTTGGGAATTATAAAGTCAATGCTAGTATCGGCAAGAACTATGGAGCACTAAAAAAGCTATGATATGTTTTATTGGTATTGGTAAAGCCGGCACTCAATTAGCAAACTTGGCTCACGAAGATAATCCAAATTCTGAACTTGTTACGTTTGACGAGAAAGAGGCTAGCTACATTATCCCAAGGTTCAGCACGCCAGAAGAGTATGAATCTAAGGTAAAATTACCTAGAACTTTGACAAAAGCCAAGGAGGTAGTAGTCTTTTTATCGGGCTCTGGAGATACAACGTTTATTACTTTGAGGGTTTTGCAGAAGGTATCTAAAAAGAAAATTTCTGTGATATACGTTCGCCCTTTCTTAAAAAACCTATCAGAAACAGCTAAAAAGAAAGAAAAGGTTATTTTTGGAGTTTTGACTCATTTTGCTTTAAGCGCTAAGTTTAAACTTTACCTATATGATAGCCAAAAAATAACAGACCATGTTGGCTCTGCGCCAGTTTTAGCTCTGTATAGTAAAGTAAACAAGTATATTGTTTGGTCCTATACAACATACCGAGCGCTTCTTTCATCTGAAAAAATCATATCTTACTACGAAGACCCTCCAGAATATGCATGGATTCTTAGTATTGATTTAAAGCGCCCAGAGTCATCAGAACCTGTCGAATCATTTGACTTTAAAAACCCAAGAGGGTGTAATCTACTGTGTGTAGTCCCAGAGAAGACTTTACAGGAAGATGAAACCCTGTTACCATCTATCGAGACGGAGAAGCATAGCTATGAAACAGACATAACAAGAAGCACATATTCAATCATAAAAACAGAAAATCAAGAAATGTACACGATAATTGAAAAGTTCACAAATTATCCACAATATACCAACACTTAGGAGAAAGAAATGGGAATTAATTTAGACTTAATGAAAAAGAAAATGGCCGCCGTAAACAACGGTGGCGGAAGTAGCAATTTTTGGAAGATTCCAAAGGGTGATTCAACGGTGCGTATTGTGCCAGACCCGGACGGTGATCCTCTACGAGAGTTCTGGTTCCATTACGGAGTAGGTAACCAGAGTTTCCTTTGCCCTAAAAAGACAGAGGGAGCACATTGTCCTGTGTGCGATTTCGTTTCTAAGCTGTACGACAGCGGTTCAGAGGAAGATCGTAAGTTGGCCAATACTATTCGTGCCAAGCAGCGTTTCTATTCGCCAGTTGTAGTTAGAGGCGAGGAAGATCAGGGAGTGAGGCTGTGGTCGTACAGCAAGACCGTGTATACACGCCTGCTTAGCCTCATTTTGGACAAGGAGTATGGGGACATCACCGATCCTAAGACCGGTACCGACCTCAACCTTAACTATGGCAAAAAGCAGGGCAAGCTCTACCCCGAGGTAGATGTTAACCCACAGCGGTCAGTTTCTCTTCTCATGGAAGATGCGGATAAGGCTGCGGAGTTTATGGAGCAGGAGTTTGATTACGATAATCTCTTCAGCGTTAAAACTTCTGAGCAGGTCCAACAGGCACTAGATAGTTACCTGAATGGTACTTCGGATGAGGAAAAGGAGCAGACAACTGCTTACGCTGCAACCAATAACATGGATGCAGTTGAAAGCAAGTTTAAAGAGTTGCTAGCTCAATAAAGCGCTAAAACAAAGCAAAGGAAGGGGGCTGCCCCCCTTCCTTTGCTTATTTCAAAGGAGGAATAATGGCTAAGCGAGCCAAAAAAGATAAATCACCCGGCAGATTAAGCATAGGGGACATGAAAGCTCTTATTAATAAGAGTGCAGGTACAAATGTGGCTTTTAGCCTAAAGGATGAAAACCCAACAGAAGTAAAGGAGTTTATCCCTACTGGATCAAAATGGCTTGATGGCATTATCAAGCGTGGAGATTGGGGTGGAATTCCTGTAGGAAAGATTAGCGAATTGGCAGGGCTAGAGTCAACTGGCAAGTCATATATGGCTAGCCAAGTAGCGGCCAGCGCACAAAAACTAGGCATTGATGTTATTTATTTCGACTCAGAGTCCGCTATTGACCCACAATTTCTAGAAAGTGCCGGCTGCGATCTGGACAACCTCTTGTATATTCAAGCCAGTTCTGTTGAATTTGTCTTAGAGACGATAGAGAACCTTTTGGCAAACAATGAAAGCAGGATGCTTTTCATTTGGGACAGTTTGGCTTTTACGCCATCAGTTTCCGATATTGAGTCTGACTTTAACCCATTGTCAACAATGGCAGTAAAGCCTCGCATCTTATCGAAAGGAATGTCTAAACTGATTCAGCCATTGGCAAATACTCAATCAACCTTGCTGATTTTAAATCAATTAAAGACTAATATTACAAGAAGTCCGTCAGAGACCCTAACTACACCCTACTTTACTCCGGGTGGGAAGGCTTTATCGTATTCATACTCTTTAAGAGTGTGGCTGACCGCAAGAAAGGGAAAGTCTTCTTTTATCTACGACGACAAAGGATTTAGGATTGGAACCGAGGTCAAGGCCAAGATTGAAAAGTCAAGATTCGGTACACAGGGGAGATATTGTAATTTTAAGATTAAGTGGGCAGGCGACGAAGTAAAAATTCTCGATAAAGAGTCTTGGTTTGAAGCAGTAAAAAATTCAAACAGTCTAAAATCTTCCGGTGCTTGGTTTACGCTAGTCCATAAGGATGGCACCGAAAAGAAGTTCCAGAGCAAGCAGTGGCTAGAACTCTTAGAAGAGGATGAAGAATTCCGAGAAAGGGTATTGGAATTACTAGAAGAAGAGGTAGTTGTTAAGTTTGACAAGAGGGATGGAACCCCAGAAGAATTTTACAGTGAAGATGAGGTAGAAGAAGATGGCTAAAGTAGGATTAGGAAAATCAACTAGGAAAACTACAAAGAAGAAGACCCGTCAGGGCAATGGCACGTTCACGAAATGGTGTGCGAATAAAAGAAGTAAATTGTATCGCAAAAAGTATCGTAGTCAGGGCCGTTAAGACAACTTGACTAACAAGGAGGCTCCCAGTACAATATTGTACTGGGAGTTTTTTATAGAATGAAAAGAGTATTACTAGTAGACATGTTAAATATGTACTTTCGTGCATATATTGTTGATCCATCACTATCCACTAACGGAGATCCAATTGGGGGGTTAAAAGGGACATTAAAGATATTGCAGAAGATGTGCAGAGAAATGAATCCAGACGAAGTTTTTCTCTGCTGGGACGGCAGAAGCGGGTCTGCACGCCGCCGCACCGTCAATGAAGATTATAAAAAAGGTCGTAAGCCCCTAAAGGTCAACAGAGTTGTTGATAACCTAACAGATGGCGAGCAGCTTGAGAACAGAATTTGGCAACAAACAAGGCTTATTGAGTACTTTAACGAAATGCCTTTTTGTCAAATCATGCTTGAGCACACCGAAGCCGACGATGTTATTGCTTTTTTAGCTAGAACTGTCGATGCTGAGCAGAAAATCATTGTCTCCAACGATAAAGATTTCTACCAGTTGTTAGATAACGAGACTTTGCTTTGGCGACCAACCCAAAAAGAGCTTTTATCAGCGAAAGATGTACTGGAAAAGACTGGTATTCACCCTAGGAACTTTACAATAGCAAGGGCTATCGATGGAGATAAATCAGATAACCTCCCCGGCATCAAAGGTGCGGGACTAAAAACTTTAGCAAAGAGGTTCCCAATTCTGAAAGAGGACAGAGATGTCACCTTTCAAGACCTTTATGGCCTGTGCGAGTCAGTAGACAAGAAATTAAAAATCCATAGTACGATCCTTGAGAACAAAAAGCTAATTGAGGAGAATTATGGGATCATGCAACTCTATAATTCACATATTAGTCCGCAAAACACTAACAAGATAAGAGAAGCGGTAGGGGGGTATTCTCGAAGCTTCAATAAAACTAAAATACTTGGTATGATGATAGACGATGGTTTCGCTGAAATGAATTGGAGCGACCTGTTTACACGATGCCGAATAATTGCTAGGGGGGAAAATTGAGACAAGAAGAAAAAGTTAGTTTTTCCAACTTTGGTCCATCCTTTCAGGAGAATTTAGCAAAATTAATTCTTGCCGATAGACAATTTGCAGACCAAATTAAAGAAGTGCTTGACATTTCATTCTTTGAAATCAAGTACTTGCAAGCTTTTACTAAGCTTCTTTATGCTTATAAAGATGAGTATGAATTGCACCCTACTCTCAACACAATGGCAAGCTTTATTTTAACAAATGAGGGCGCAAACGATGAAGTTATCAACAAGCAAATGAAGGACTTTCTAGTCCGAGCGCACACAAACCATGACGTTGAAGGGTCAGAATTTATTAAGAATACCGCCCTCGATTTCTGTAAAAAGCAAATGCTTAAGAAAGCCATCGTGCGGTCTGTTGAACTATTAAAAACATCGTCATTTGATGAAATTTCTGATGTTATTTCTTCTGCTTTAAAGCTTGGGCAAGACAACAACGTCGGTTACGAGTACATTAGAGACTTTGAAGAGAGATTTTTGGTAACTGCTAGGAATCCTGTATCTACTGGCTGGCTTGAAATGGACAGGCTAACTCAGGGCGGCCTCGGTACCGGAGAAATGGGGGTTGCTATTGCTGCCACGGGCGCAGGAAAGAGCCACCTTTTAGTCCATTTAGGCGCTGAAGCCTTGAAAAATGGGTTAAATGTAGTTCACTATACTTTAGAGTTAGCTGATACTATCATCGCAAGGAGGTATGACAGTTGTCTTACCAAAGTCCCGTTATCTTCGCTAAATCAAAGAAAGGATGAGGTACTAGAAGGCATTAAAGATGTAGAAGGGTCTCTGATTATTAAAGAGTACCCTACAAAGAGCGCTTCCACTGCCACAATCAAAAATCATTTAGAGAAGTTAAAGGCTAGGGACTTTAAGCCAGACATTATTTTGCTCGATTATGCAGATTTGTTAAAATCTAAAAAATCTTATAGCGAAAAGCGGCACGAGCTTGAGTCTGTTTATGAAGAATTAAGAGGGATTGCAAAAATCTTTGAGTGCCCTCTGTGGACGTGTAGCCAAACAAATAGAACAGGATACAACGCAGAGTTGGTTTCCCCGGATGCAATTTCAGAGGCGTTCAACAAATGTTTTGTTGCTGACTTGATATTTACTTTATCCCGAACTGCGGACGATA